TTTTTTCGAAATCTTTATTATCAAATCGCATCTCTACTACTTTTTGATCTATAGTAGCACTCATACTCTAGTAACCTCCTTCCATGCCTCTTCGGCTATTTGATCAAATAACGGTTGTATTGCTGGATTAATATAATCTCGTCCTTGTACATATCCACCATTTCTAGTACCATGACCATATTGTAATAATATAGCTATTGATACTCCGTTATTAATATTTGTATTTTCAAAAGATATTGATACAGAATCTTTTTCTCTATTTATACTATATTGCCATGAACTTGCAGTTAATCCCGTATCAACTGGTGTAGCAGAAGCCAAAGCAGAAACACCTCGTTCTCCATATTTGTTTAATTTTCCTAACTTTATAACTTCTTCTAGTCTTTCCAAATAAGAGTTTAATTTCTTAAAATCTCCTTTTTGTCTAAAACTAATCATGCTATACCTCCTTTTTACTATTATAAATTATATCAAAAGCACAATTACCTATATCAAACAGATAATTGTGATTTCAGACATAATTATCCATTAGTATGGAATTGTTTTCTTCTAGCAGCATTAAGAGCTGCATATTTACTAGCTAAGTCTCGTTTACTAACTTTTTTAGGTGGTGTGTTTTTAATATTACATATTCTAATTAAAGTTAATAATCGATTAAGATGCCATTTTTGACACTCCATTGGTATGTTTAAAGCTATCATCCAATAATATATCAATTCAGACGTTATAACCTCTCTATTTCTACTATTTTTATCTAAATTACTAAAAGTGGTAGCGGTCATTGGAGCATCTATATAATCTTTTATAGATTTTATATTTTCGTTACTTAAACTTTTATAGATTTCGTCTCCAACATTTTGAGTTATTGTCATACACTTGATATAATATAATATTTCTTCATCGGTCTTAATAGCCTGTTTCTCATCTCTTGCATAAAATGGTTTACAATATTTTGACTCCCATTTAGACACAGAAACCAATGAATGTTCTAATTGTAAAACAGTTTCTTTATTATTTGTTATAAATTCTTCATTTATTTCATCCCAAAGCTCTTTTGGTTTAACTATTATTTTTAGCATTTTCTTTAGCAACCTCAGCTTTAGCAGCATCAGCTAAATCAGATGGAACAATACCATTAACAAATTCAGCAGCAGATTTATCATCTGTAGCTAATTCCATGAATAATGCAGAATATGCTGGTGTTTCTGAAAACTCTATTGAAAGAGGTACACCATTATCATTAGTTTTTCTAAATCTCTTTCCATCTTCTGATTTTACACCATATGATTTAAGTATTAATTTCTTAAAAACATTAATAATTTCTTCACCGTTGTTAGCAGCTACAACTTTCTTAATGTGTTCAGCTAATCCCCCATCAATGCCTAATTCCATTTCAGTTAATTCTGCTTTTGTTAAATTAAAATAAAATTTGTCTTCACAATCATTTCCATTGTAATCTTGATATTTTACTGTTTTTGCTATCATTTAATATTCTCCTTTCAATTTTAAAAAAGAGGGTATGTTGATTAAGCGCTCAATACCCTCTTTTATATGTTTTTAATTATATTATCCACCAATTTGTTCTGAATTACCATTAATAATTTTTAATACTTCATCTGGTAATAATAATCTTGGTGTTTTTGCTTCTTTAGCTGGAATACCATGTTCAGGATCTGCTTCTTGAGCATCACAACCATATAATTCATCTTCTAATTTAGCTAATTTATCAGCATCCACTTTAGTAGAATCAATTACTAGTGAAGCAGTTGGTTTGAAACCAGTTACTTCTACTGGAGTAGTTGATAACTCCCAAGAGAAAGTAATAGCTTCAGGACTATCATTTACAGTAGCATAAGCTTTTTCACTTGGAGCAGCTAAAGCACCATAAATTAAATGAATCTTGTAACCAAGATCTGAATCTACATCATTACCGATTTTAGTTTGATAAGCCATACCAAAAGTATTACGTTTTTGTTGGCCAATAGATATACCAGCTGCTAATTCTTGCTCACCATTGCAAGCTGCAAATTCATCTGGATAAGTATAAGCCTCTACAGTAGCTTTAAATTCTTCAGTAGACATTAAATTAAGATATTTAATATTATCAGCATATAATGGAGTAGCTTCAGCTCCTTCTGGAGATTCACTAACGTTAGTAAGACCATTCCAAGCCACACCATTTCCATATGCATTATTAGCATAAGGATAAAGAACACCTTTACTAACACCTGTTTCGTAAAGTCTTTCTCCTGTTTGGTCCCATTTTATTTTAGGCATATATTTATTCCTCCTTCTTATTTTTAATAATATAGTCTAATCACATCGTGATTTAAATTATCTGCAGTATAATGTCTATCATAAGAAGATAAAGGTAGTTCCAATATCTTCTCTATGACAGCATTATCGGGGTGTTTGTCAATAATCATTATTTCATATCTATTTTTATTGACATATTTTATATTATCAGCGTGTCGACTGGTAATATTACTTTTAGAATATCTTATACATGGATATTCCATCTTAAGATTTTCTGGAGGTTGATAATAAACATGATTATTACCAAATAACTCAACTAGTTTATTATGTAGATCAAGTCGTTTGTTCATGCCATTCACCCCCTATTGATAGAATAATTCTAGGATACTGAACTTCAGCCGATTCGATCTTCCATTTAGTACCCAAGAATTCTACATATCTCATCTTTTGGAAATTCTCACTGGCATATGGGTCGGCAACTATACTTATACTATTATTTATGGTTATATCGTCATTTAATTTATCAGATGTTTTCCATCTACTATTATTTCTAACTAAATCACCATAATAAGATTTTGTTATATATGTTTCTTCCCAAACACCAGGTTCTGTTTCTGTGGTATCTAAGAAACCGATCTTCCCATAAAATTTAGCCATTAGAATTCCTCCTTATATATTTAAATTAACCTCCGATTTGTTCATTATCGTCTTCGCTAGAAGCTCCAGCTTTCTTTAATACTATTGCTGAATATGGAACAGTTAAAGCTCCTGAACATCTAGTTTCCATTAAATATTTCATTTGGTTGTAATCAATATCGAAATCATCGAACATGTTTACAGATCCACCTTTATCAGCACCAGCTGTATAATCATTTAGGTTAACGATAACACCATATATATCGTTTCTGCTTTCCATTTCAGGAATAGTTACGATTTCATCAACTCTTAAAGCAGTAGCTAATTTATCGATTGAATCATAAATAACTCTACCGTTTTGGTCTTCAATTAATAACATATCAGTTAATACATCTTCAGTAGTATAGAATGTTGGTTTTCCAGATCCTTTATAATTCTTACGAGCTTTTAAAGCAGCACGAATTATACCTTTAGATAGAGAATCATTTTCACTATGTGAATTAGCAGGATTATTGTAATCAACACCTTCAGTAACTACATATTTGATAGTATATAGATCATCATCAGATACTACTGGTCTAATGTTTTGTTCGTTGATCTTGTATTGATCAGAAACATCTCTACCATCACCTAATAGGAATGCTAAAGCTAATTCTTTATCTAATTGCTTACGCATTTCTTTCTTTTGCCAAGCAACTATATCGAAATCAGTGATATCAATTACATCATCTCTATCAATATCATTCTTGATATATACAGTAGTTGGTGTAGTAACACGATTTAATACTGCCATTTGGATATTAGCTTTCTTTTTTCCTTTAATAAATCCTTTAGCTCTAGCAGTTGTTTCATCCATTCTACCTAAAGTATTTTTAACTCTAGAGAAAGGTGAATGTTTAACTTGAGCCATTACTTTAGCAACCCAACTATTATCTTTTTCAACCATTCTTGGTTCACGATCAATGTTAGTTGCATCTGGGAATAATGGACTAAAATCATTATTATCAGCCCACTCTAGTGGTACTCCTTCATCTTCAGCATGAGCGATGAAACTTTCTCTCATTGAACCATATTTCTTAGCATCAGCAATTGCATTTTTAACAAATTCTGAATGCATAAGTACTTCCTCGCGATTATCGTTATCGAATACATTATGTTTCATATTATCTTCCTCTCCTTC